AATTCGGATAAATTCCCCTGTAGAGAGATTTGTAATCTTCGGATTGACTGCCGGTCCGTGAAAATAAATTTCAAGAGGTGCTTCTGTATGTCCGGAATTAAAGACATTTTTCTTCGGCTCTCCTCTCTCTTTGAGTTTAAAAGGGAGCGTGAATTTCCACGCCCACCCTTTTACCCATGTAGAAATTGCCTCTCCAGTCTGCACAATGTCCTGGAACATTGGATCCATACAGGAAAGTTCTATTTCAAATTCAAGCACATCATAAATATTCTGGCTTGTAAAATGAAAACTCTCTACTTCGTATTCAATTTCTCTTTCTACACCAAGATGATTCACTGTTAAGGTTCCGGAAGAGAACGGACTAAAAAAACGGATTAACTCCTGACGCTTATCAGATTTATCTTCATTTCCGAGATAATCCGCAGAAATAGCAATCGGTCTTGAAAGAACTTTTTTTCGTTTTAACCGTTCTCCAATAAAGTTCGAATTTACGCTTTTTTCCAGTTCATAATCTGTTGCTTCAATTCCGGAATATTCTGTTACACCAAAGTCCGGTTCATCCAACACAAGCGTCTCTTCTCCTTTTGAAAAACGAAACTCTATCCTGTTCAAGTTAATGCCAACCTCCTTGCTTCTTTTCTAAGTGCACGGCTCATCTCTACCGGAGACTGAACTGGCTGATAGAAATTAATTTCCTGTTTCACTTCTGTATTTTGAGAAGCTGCATATCCGTAAGCCTGTGGCGCTCTTTCAAGCATTTTGTTTGTCTTGTTTGTCGTGATTCTGGAAACTGTTTCACTTACTGCTCCTCTCATCATTCCAAGCAGAGACTTTACATCCACCTGCATGGCATCGGTTACCATTTCCGCAGCCTGTGTTACAACAGAAGTATTATCTTCCATTCCTCCACTGATACCGTAATCAAACATCTTACCAATCCAGCCGCCCACTCGTGATGGAGAATGAATTTGTAAGTTTGCCTTTGCCGCATTAGCTGCAGCTGCTGCTACGGATGCCGCTGCACTGGCAACTCCATAACTACCAGCACGAATACCATTCGCAAAGCCATTTGAGAAATTTACTCCAATCGAATAACTGCCACCAGAATTACTTGATAAGCCCGAAACCGCTGTTCTTCCAAGCGATGCCGCTGCGGAATCCGCTGAACCTTTTCCACTATTAATTCCTGATACGAAATTAGATGCTAAATTGCTTCCTTGTGTCTTTGCAGAACTTGCTACATTAACACTACTTAAGCCTTTTGTCGCTGCTGTTCCAAGTCCTCTTGCTGCCGATGAAGCACTATTTGTTCCATTCCGGATTCCAGCCGCAAACTGATTTGTCGCTGTTTTTGCCTGCTGAGTAAAATTACTCGGAATGTTCGTTCCTTTTAAGGAATTTTTTGCAGAGTTTCCAAGTGCGGATGCTGATGATTTTGCATTTCCCTGCCCTGCAGATAATGTCCTTGCAAAATTTTGTGTTGCTGATGTCGCTGCGGTCTGATAGTTTCCAGCAACAGACATATTTCCAAGACCAGATTTCGCCGCATTTCCAAGAGCTGATGCTGCCGATGAAGCGCTACCTGCTCCACTGTTCAAGCTATTTACAAGTCCTGATACTGCGCTTTGTGATTGAGTTGAAAATGTTCCTGGCATATTTCCGGCAACAATCCCGGTATTTGCTGCATTTCCAAGGGCTGATGCTGACAACTGCATAGATTCCGCACTGCTTAACAAATATGTATTCGCTGCCGATGCGGCGGCAGATGCATTTGAGCCAAACACTGCCGGCATGTCTGCCGCCGTAAATCCAGTTGCGCCAGACTGAGCAACTGTTAATGCCGCCATATACAGTTCTTCCTGATGCGCAAGCACTTCCTCTACTGTCATTCCGCACGCTTTTGCCGCCGCAAACACTGCTCCGGAATAATCTGTTTCTGTAAATCCTCGTGTAATTGCACCTGCACTGTTTCCTGCCGCTGTCCGGATGAAATCTTCACCGGTTTCAAGTTGATTTGTTGTAGAGTCAATAGCATCTCTTGCTTTTTGTGCCGGAGTGGTCTGTGTGTCCACTTCATCAATTCCTTGAATCAGCTGTTCAATTGCCTCTGTTCCAACATCACCAAGTGCCCCACTATCTTTTAAATATGTAGCAAAGGTTTTTATAATTTCATCAGACGTCATAGATGCAGTACCTTTAAACTCTGGAATTTTTTCTTCCATTCCCTGCATCATTTCTGACAAACTCCAAGCAAGTGACTTTTTGCCAGCCGGTCCTAAATTATTCAGTTTTTCCACTGCCTGTGAAATTGCTTTCTGCAAACTTTCAGGAATCTTTCCACCAGAGGCTTTAATTTCCTCTGTAGCCATTTCAAACCCTTTTGCCATAACAGAAAAATCTGTTGAAGAGAGTGTTTTTTCTATCTCTTCATGGCTGTATTTCACACCTTTTGCAGCTTTATCTGCTTCGGTTGGTATCTTTGCGTAGGAATCTAAGGCTTTTTGAATACTTTCTATGCTTCCCTCACCAAGCAAATCCATAACTTCATCTAATGCTTTTGTCTGATACTCTGCCTTAGCAGCCTCTTTCGTAGCATCCGATAAGTTTTTCTTTGCCTGTTCAAGTTGTTCGTTTGCCTTGGTTCTTTCCTTTGTGCTTCCGTTTTCAGTTGCAATATAGTTCTCTAATGCTTTATTGTACTGTTTCTGGGCTTTTGTCAAATCTGCCTGTATTTCAGACTGTTTCTGCAAATTATCAGCATATTGGTTTGTTACAGCTTCCTGCACCGCTTTCTTTTTCAAGCTACGCACATATTCATCAATGGACTGTGTTACATCTCCAAGAGACTGCTTCACACCCTCATTATTCTGTATAAATCCATCTGCGGTAATGGAATATTCTGTTCCCATTGCCTCATTTAACTGATTTAAAATAGATCCTGCAAGCTGTTCACAGCCCTGTTTCATCTTTCCGGTTTCATCAAAAGCTTCTGACAATTTACCTTTCAGACGTTCCAATGGAGCTGCGGAACTTTCTGCGGAGTTATTTGTGCCTTCAATAGAACTGGATAACTCATCTAATTCGTTCCGGTTCTTCTCAATCGAAGCGCTTAAGTTGTCAATTTCTTTCTGGAATGCAACCTGTTCTTTGCTTGCCTCATTTGATTTAAGTGCAAGAAAGGCAATTCCACCTGCCAGTGCACCAATTCCGATTGCAATCATTGCCGCTGGATTTGCGCTCATCACCGCATTTAATGCAGCCATTACTCCACCAGCTTCGGAAGATACTCTGCTTAACTTCGTAATTACAGATACAACTGTTGTAACCGGTCCGCTGACTGTTTTAAAAGTCTTAAAAGCAGCTACAAGCGAAACAGTAACAGGTGCTATTTTATCCATATTGTCAGCAAGTTTAATGAATATTTTTCCAAGTCCACTTACAATTGGTTCTGCAATCTTTACAACACTTTTTAATCCAGCATCAAATGTTCGTTTTAAAGCATCCATTCCTTTTTCCGCTGGCTCTTGCATTTTCTTCGGCAAAAGTTTAATGAGTCCAGTGCTTAATACATTTACAATCTCTGTTGCTGACTTTTTAAGCTGACTCTTATTGTTTACAATTCCTTTTGCAAACGCTTTGATTAAAGATACCGATGCATTTACCATCTTCGGGGCGGACTGCGCTACTTTTACCGATAAATCCGCAAGCACTGCACCAGCTTCCTCTACTGCCGCATCCAGTCCACCATTTTGCAAAGCATTTGATATCCTGCCGACTGCACTAATTCCCTCTTCTGCCGCTTCTTTCAAAGAGTCTTCGATGTTCTCGTAGATTCCGATGCCTAATCCCTCAAGAGCAGAATTTAATGTTGTCATTTTTCCTTGTAAGTTGTCCTGCATCGTATCAGCCATCTGTCCGGCTGCTCCGTCTGCATCTTCAATATAACCTTTCAGCTGGTCGAAACGTTCTCCTGAGTTCGCCAGTAATGCATTGACGCTCTTCAAGTCGACCTTGTTGAAAATGGTGTTTAAAACCTGTGTTCTCTCACCCTCATTCATTGAGCCTAAGATTTTGTTCAAATCATTGAATGTATCATTTAAAGGACGCATTTTTCCCTCTGCGTCAAATACATTCAAACCAAGCTCTCCCATTTTCTTTTTCGCCGTATCCGTTGGTGCGGATAGGCTTAAGATAACATTTCTAAGGGCGGTTCCACCTTCCTATTCTTCATTGTCTAGGCTCTTTATCCTAGAACTAAGATTTCTCTTAGAGTTGGACTATATCTTCATCTTCAACTTTACTTGCTAAGATGTTGGGCACTCGTGGATAATTAGGCATACAAAAAGCACTCTTTTAATGAGTGCTTCTGGTTAGCTTCTTATCTAGTCTCTACGCTTTCTAGTGGTTTCCCTCCTAGCTTAGCTCGGTATTGCCTTGTCTATTTAAGATAAATTCTTCAATTTGTTCTTGAGTATTATTTTTATATCCATACATTTTATGAAAATTTACATGACATCTCTCGCACAAAGTTATTCCATTGCTTATATCTGTTCGTAACTCTTTATGTTCTGAATAATTATACTTATGGTGGGCATTTAAATTTCCACCTTTACTGTCTCCACAGCATTGGCATGTATATTTATCCCTCTCAAAAACATTTCTTATCCATTCATTATATCCATCAATATTTCTATGTTCTTCTCTTTCTTTTTCTTCTTTGCTTGGATTATAATTAGGATTGTTTTTTCCAGAAAATATATGCTTATAGCCCTCATTCTTGCATTGTAAAGTGCAAAAATGAAATTTATACTTATCAACTTGACTTCTTACTTTTAAAAATTCTTTGCCGCAAGTATAACATTTGACCTTTATCTTATTAAATTTTATATTGTTGTCTCCTTTATGGAGTTCTCCATAATGCTTATTTTTGCATTGCATACTGCAATAATGCATTGGAAATTTATCAATCTTGGATGGTATTACTTCTATTTCTTTAGAACAATATGAACACTTTGTTTTTATTCTTTTCGGTTTGCTTTGTGGTTTACATTCAGCACAGCAATATTTTGAATTAGGTTTTTGCGCTTTCCATACTTTTCCACAAGTTTCACAAACACACTCATATTTTAAACGAGCCTTGTTTCTACAGCTTTTACATTTATTTTCATACCCATCTTTTAATAATTTACTTTTTGAAAAATTATCTATGGATAATTCCTTTTTACACTCTTTACAAATTTTAGTTTTCAAAATCTCACCTCTTATTACAATTTTATCATAATTAGGTATAATTGCAATAAACGGCGATTAAATAAATTTAGGTTTCACCGAATTCACCCAATGTTTTTTCAAAGATATTTCTATCTAAGCGACCAAAAGTTTAGCCCCTTTTACACCATTGTCAGCGAAGATTCCCAACACGGTATTGGCTTCTGTTACCCCTCCAGCAAGTGATTTTGCAGTACCACCCACTGTTAAAAGTGCTTCACCTAACTGTTGAACACTTGTATTACTCTTTTGAGACGTCTTCGCCATCTTGTCGACAAAACTTTCGACTGTTCCTGCTTTATCGCCCAGAGCAGACATACTGTCTGTTACCATGTCTGATGCGGTCGCAAGGTCCATATCTCCTGCCGCTGCTAAATTAAGCACTGTTGGCAAAGTTTGCACTGATTTGTTTGTATCGTATCCGGCAAGAGCCATGTAATTTAATGCCTCTGCCGCCTGTGTAGCAGAGAACTTTGTTGTTGCTCCGGCATTTTTTGCAGCTTCCTGCAACTTAGAAAACTCTGCACTTCCATTGTGGATTTCTTCCGCAGACATTCCCATCGTTGCAGCCACTTGACTCATTGCCGCTTCAAAGCTTGAGCCTACTTTTATTGCATATCCACCCATGCCAGACAGGGCGGCGGATGTTGCAGTAATCGTTTTTGTCGCTGTCGCAAGCCCTTTAGATGCCAACGAAGAGATTTTTCCAAGTCCGTTTTCGATTCCCTTGGTATCCAGACCGGTTTCGATTACAATTTTACCGTCTGCCATCTTCCCACCTCCTTAAAGATAAGGTGAGGGGTCTCTGCCCTCTTTTAAGGCTTTAATCAACTCTTCATTTTCCTCTACCTGTTGAATCTTATAATACCTCTGCATTGCCTTATAAAAAGCAACCTGCTCCTTTGACAGACTCTTATTTGTCGTATCAATAATCCGATACTGCATAATCCGATGCAATGATACAGTTTCCGGAATATCATCCAGCATCGCAATAAATTCCCACCAGTGTAAATATTGAATGGTATGTAAATCAATGCCATACACATCGTTTCTGCGGAAAGCAGAGTAAATTAGCCAGGCATCTTCCTTGAAATTCAGTGCTTCATTACTGTTAATTCCAAGTATTTTCTTTGATGGCTTACCTTTTTTCTCTTTCTTTCCACACTTCACAAACCAAGTTGCCTGCTTTGCAGCTTCTGCAATATCATTTTGAGGTGGTGGTATTTTATACAAAATCTGTAAGCATCTTTCTATGTCTGCTAACGTTTCATCCGCATCTTCTACCACTTCCATATAGCGTAAAACAGTACGAAAGTCTGTATTGATTGGATATTTTTCACCATTTACTTCTAAATTTTCTGGCGGTTTTTCTGTCAAAAAACTCATATTTTATTCCGAATACAGTGCTAACAGATGATTCGTTTTCTCATTCATCACCTGCTCCTGTTTTCCTTTTTCTTCGCAAAGTGCAGTGTAAGCATCAATACATTTTAATAAATCATTTTCATATCCGCACACAGCTGTTCCAACACCTTCTCCGAAAATATAGTCAAATGCCGCTTTAATAGCTTCGCACTGGATATTAATCTGTTCTGGTAAACTCTTTCCTTGTGCTCTTTCTGCTTCGTTTGCAACACTTTCATAACTGTCTATTAGTTTCTGTGCCTGATTTGCTTCAAACACATTCAGATTCAATGTAAGCCCATTAATCTCCATTTACCTTTTCCTCCTGTTTCAATTCGGAAGTATTCTTTACTACCTCTCTTTTTACTACCTTTGTTAACTTATTAGAAGAGAGGGATTTTACTCCCCCACCTCTGTTTTAAATGTTTTTTTCTCAGTGTCAAAAAAGCCAAATTCCCAATCACCTTTTCCAAGTAAGTTTCCGGAACCTGTAATTTCTCCATCGTTATCTGTAAACTCTGCCACCTCGATTGCTACTTTTCTTTTTCTCGCCGGATAACCATTTACAGTTTTTGTACCTGCCAAATCTACACGTACATAGTCTGCTTCTGCATCCTGTCCTGTTTTTTCTTTTCTTCCAATGTCTACAATGTGCTTCACAGCTTCTTCTGACTCAATCATATCCATTTCAAAAGGAGCCGACCAATCGTAAGAGCCAATTGATTTTGTTGTAGATTTATTATTTACATAACGCTTTGATGTTGTCTGTGCGGATGGGCTATCATCAATCTTTGTAAAGCCGGTCCCCATAAAAACATACTGTTCTGTTCCTGCACCTACATTTAAATAATCTGCTTCCTGATATCTCTGTTTTACTGCCATATTTATTACTGTCTCCTTTTCTGAAAATAAGTAAATTCACACTGTATTGCATACCGTGCCGTTTTTGCTTCTGCATCTACCATATAACCGTTTGTAGTAGCACGAATAGAGCGGGCTTCTTTCATGCTGTCGAGTATTGGAAACTCTCTGTTTCTTGTGCAATCTTCTAACCACTCTTGAAAATGTTCATAAAATTCTGAGGTATCAATATTTTCCATATCTCCCCAGAATACCCTGCTACAAAAATGAAACGCAACACGTCTTACACTGTCTCCATTTGTGTACCGCTTCACAATTGGCTCTGCTGGTACTGCTTCAATCATATAATTCGCAGGCTTTTCTTCTAAGAAATCAATATCTACCTTTGAAAATGTCTCTTCAAACTCATCCAGATATGGACACGTTGCAATGAAATCTCGGATAGCACTAATTACACTCATCCTCTTTTGCCTCCACAAAATCTCGCTGTAGATTCTACGATTTCACTTCCCCTATCCGCCCACATTCGCTTATCCCACTCTTTACCGGCAAGTGGTGCTCTGCTCCGATTCTTTCCGGAATTTTCATAGTACTGACGTCTTGCATAAGGCTGACCGTAAGTAATATGGGTCGTTGATTCTACAGCTGTATTTTCAAGTGGTCCATTTAATTTCGGAACATAAGGCACACACAAACGTCTCACTTCATGAGTGAAGAACTTTTGTCCTGCTCCATTTTTATTTAAAGAACGTTTTAACAGGATTTTCTGTTCGTCGTCCATTTCAACTCGCACTCTTGTCTTTGACATTATGCGCCTCCAATCCGGATATGAGGTTCTAACCCTCTCCGATTGTCTGAGTGGCTTAAGATTCTTCCAAACAGCAAGCCTTTCTTCTCTAAATCGGATTCTTTTGCAATCTCATCTTCTAAGATTCCTTTTACAAACACATCCCCATTTGAAGCAGTGAAAAAGCCTGTCACATCTTCTTTTCTCGCATACTCTTCCGGCTCTAAGAATGTTTCTTTTCTCCCTGTCATCGGAATCCGAATCTTTATCGAATCTGCGCTGTCTAAGCCTTTATCACTCACCGCTACCTTTTGATCTGTGTACCAATGCACACCACAAAGCACGGTACGTTTATAGATGTACTGTCGTGTTGTCTTATCTAATCTTCGGTTGTAAAGGGTAATATCCGCATTTACAATCATTCCTCATCCACTCCCATGTATAATAGACCACTTGACATTAGATAAGTGCTTGCAATCTGATACAAACGGCTTTCAAATTCTTCCTCTGTCTGTTCTGTCTGATAGCTGACGGAATATCCATCGTTGTTTTCCGATGAAATATTTCCTCTTGCTTCTCTCTTTTGCATTGCTTCAGTCATTTCACAGATTGCATACTTTGCATTTTGTTCCCAGTCTTTTTCTGACCAATCACATGCTGTTCTTCCAAAACTGAAATGTTCCAGACGTTTTTCCGCTTTTAATTCTAAAGAAAGCCAAGTGCTTTCTTGTACCTGACTTCCTCCAAAACTTTCAACATAGAAATTATAATCTACTCTCATACCTTATCAACCGGCGGTTTTTACTGTATGTACATAAATACCGTCTACTTTGTTGTCATAAGTTTCTGCGATGCCGACGGTTCTGTAATTAAACTGCCATGCATCTGCATTCATGTTCTGCTCCGGTGTGAAAATTTTGGAAACAGTGTGCTTCTGATACTGAATGACTGCCTGTTTATCAATTACGATAAAGTTCATTGCAAGTGCACCGGTATCTTTTGTAAAGCCACCTGCTCCGGAAGCAGTCAGTTTTACTTTATTGAAGAACCTTCCTGATGGTACTTTTACGATTCCTGCAAATCCCTCCAGTGCCTTTCTGGATGCAGTTGTATCTAAGTCATCAATCATTCCATAAAGTGCCGGATTAATGAACAAATAACAAGTTGCAAGATTTGCCTCTGCATTTTCAATATGATTTCTTGCTTCACGAAGTGCTGCAAGTCCTGCCTTTCCATCTGCAATGTCTGCGCTTACTGTTGTTACATTTTTCGTCTGTGCGTAAGCAGACAGGCGAAAAGCATCCAGCTCCGGAACAACCTGTGTTCTAAGAAATTCACCGGATAATTTACCAAATGCGATACTCGCTGTATCAATATTGTCCATTGCATCTACAACAAACTTTCTACCACGGTCATAAGTACATTTCTTAGTTTCATAGTCTAATGTAACATCTCCTGCTGCATATCCGTTTGTTTTTGAATAATCTGCAAGACCCTGCATGGTCATTTTCGGAATCAAAATTTCATTTGCATTTGCACCCTCTTTTACCAGGTTGTTTGCTCCATCCAGCACAGCTGTTAAAGAGGATAACTTGTAGACCTCATCCAAAAGGGTTGAGTACTGTTTTCTTAATTCAAGTGTGTTTGGCATTCAATTTCTCCTTATTTGTTTTCCGGAAGTCCCATAGCAGCTCGAAGCGCAGACACTCCATCTGTTCCGCCACTGCCACCATTTCCTCCGGTTGAACCTACTGGATTCTTAAATGGTTCATCTGAACCAAATAGATAAGAATCAGACTCTTTCACTGCTCCAATTGCAGCCTCAATGTCAGCGGACTGGTTCTTCGATGCTTTGAGTGTTTCCATGTCAAGCATTGCCATAACCGCCTTTTCGTTTCTGCCTCCGGCTTTCTTGATTGCGGCACTTAATTGTCCTGTAAACTGACGTTCTGCTTCTTTCTTGGCATATTCTGTGTCTTTTGCCTGTAAATCACCCTGAAGCTTTGTAATCTGGCTCTGTAAGTCCTTTACGTCCACTCCATCAAATTCTTTCAGCCTTTCATTTACCGTATCAAGAGAGGATTTATACTCATCTCTCTTTGTAACTGCATTATCGTACTCTGCTTTGGTACGATAATTTTCTTTCCATGCTTTTTCAAAGTCTGCTTTTTTCTCTGCCGGAAGTTCAAGTCCAAATTCTTTAAGAATCTCATAGATATTTTTCATGCTACATTCCTCCTGAAATCATTTATTGACCGCTCTTTCAGCGGTATGGGATATATCCGGTTCTTTAATGCCTGCCGAAAAAAGGCATAAAAAAACCACCAACCTGTATCGGTTAGTGGTAATACACCTCGTAATCTCAGTTAATCATAGTCTTTTAACTTCCAAAGTTCCACTTTAGAACGAATATATGTAATATCCTTTTCTAAAAGTTCTCTTTCTTCTGGTGTAATATCGTTATATTTTCCCATCTCGTAACGTGGAATATGATAAGACAACTGCTCTAATACTCGTTCTTCCAAAATATCATGCTCCACCTCATAAGCACCGATTGAAATAATCCAGAGTGCTTCTGATGTTCCGACAAGTAATTCATTATCTTCCTCTGTCATCCAGTCAGTAACCTGCCTCGGTGTCCATCCAGAATGCTTTATTAAGCTCATATTAGATTCTACACTATCTTTATATTCCTGATATGTAAGGTCATCGTCTGCTCTCATACTCTACCTCTTTCTTCCTGTCCATGGCTTATTTTTATTTTTTTCTGCCTGTTTCTTTGCATTTGATACCGCATTAACCTGAACATTTGGATATTTTTTCTTAAACTGTTGCATAACTCCTCGACAGCTTTCGCACATACAACGTTCTGATAGTAAATTTAATACGTGTTCTTTTCCATCCTTGCAAATGGATGCTGCATATTCAAAAAGTTTCGCTTCACTATCCACATCTCTATTATGTGTTCCGATAAAAAGTGTTTTAAACTCCGGCACTTTCGTTTTCAATACTAGTGACTCTTTATCTCCTTTGAAATTGATATAATTCGGGTCATCTATAGTTTGCACTTGACTATTTCCAACCTTGATATTTCCATCCAATTCCATAACGGCGATATTGCCTTTTCTTTTTGCATTTCCAGTAAACAGCTGTGTCTTTGTCTGAAACGCTTTCTGGTCGAGTTCAAAAATCTTCTCACGTGGCATTTTACCTGAATCAACATCGTAAAGTTTTACAACTGAATATCTGTGATTCAATTCACCCCATTTCTTACTATCATTATATTTCATCTTCCCGAAGTTCGCAAGTGTTCCAGCGGATTCTCCAAGCACTTCTTTATATCGCTTGTACTGGTTCAAATCTTTCTGCATATTATCCACCATTTTCTGTGGAAACATGCCTTTGATTTTATTATCAGTAACAACTCGCCCCAGTCCATCCATGTACACTCGTTCCATCTGCTCCGGAAGTTTCATTTTCTTCGAAAAGTCTTTATACTGACTTAATGTATTAAGATATCTTGCTTGTGCTGCTATCACGGTATCCGAGTCTGCATTTCCCTGTTTCAGATTCTTGATATTCGCTCTCTGTGCTCGCATAGTCGTTTCCATCTGCCGTTGAGCCTGTGAAGCTTGATATGCATTGTAACTTTTGCCTTTGTATTCATGCTGTTCCTGCTCTTTTGTTTCTAACTCTTCTAACTGCTCATCTGTATAAGTTCTCGTCGAAAATCCATCAACAAAGGCATAGTAACTATGTTTGCAATTCCATCCACACAGACCTCTTCCCTCTCCAAGTTCGCACACTCTCACAAGGTCATCATAACTGTAAACTTTACCGCCCCACCAGTGTTCCGGTCGGTGTCCACCATGCCACGTCACTTCGTATTTGTCTGTTTTCAGGTCTTTTGCAACCATCTCGTTGATTTTACTGCTCAACTGTGAAACACCTGTCATAATGGCTCGTCTTACCGCCACAGGTGCACGGTTTCTCCATCCGGACGCATAATCTACTGTTTGTAGCCCGGATGCCGTCATTTCTTTTACGACTCTTCTTAAAACAGTATTATAATCAAACGAACCTGTTACAATATCCATACAGGCAGAATCTAAATACTTCTGGTAATACGTTGCCAGTGGTGTGAATACTTTCTTGCCACGGGTTTGTACGGTAAATCCCATCGACCGTGTAAGATTCTTTATCTCACCCTGCGTCTGCTTTGCAATTGCTTCCGCCCACCGTCTGACCGTCTTATTTTCTTCCAGTGGTACAAAATTGCCATTTATCTGCTCATAAGCGTCTTTATTACGGACATATTCCCAGTCACAGACTTTATCGTACAAAGCCCAGATTTCTGGATAAGAAGCATTTAAAAGATCTTTCAATTCCTTTTCTATGAACTCTGTACTATTTCCAAGCAATAGGAGTTTATTTATCTGATAATCTGCCGTACTCGTAATTTCACCAGTCTTTTTGATTCTTCTTACAATGTCCGCATAAATACGGTTCTGCAAATCATAAAAAAGTTTTTCCGTCCGAAGTGGCAGTGTTCCTTTTTCATCTGGTGTCATCATAAATGCTTACTCCTCAATCGGGTCAGGGTCTACACTTTCATCAATAATCTTCTTTGCGGCTTCTTCCTCTGTTTCACCGTACCACTTTGCACGGTACTCTACTAAGGTCATTGCACCCATGTTCACATCCTGTCTATCCTGCTGTCGTTCTGTCTCTTCACTGGTTAAAATGGAATCACCGAATTCACAGAAGAACTCATAACCGGAAGTGTACATAGAATTATAAAATGCCAGTCCTGCCGCAAAATCTTCCAGACAGTCCCGAAGTTTTCCCTGTATTGCTTTTACACGATTATACTTTCTCACCTTTGATGACTTGATTTCTTCCGCTGTTTTTTCAACATCCTGCACGTTTGAGAGGTCTCCATAGCTTAAACCTACAATAAATTCAATTTCTCGTTTATATTCCTCTAAGCCACGTTTAAACGCTTCGTCACGCATTTCTGGAGAATACTCTTTAAATAGTTCGCTGTCTTTTCCGGCTTCTAAATTTAATCCCCTGTACAACCGCTTACTTAAGCGTGGCAAGTTGAAACGTCCACCTTTTTGCTTTAACGCTCTCTCATCCACGTGAATCGCACGTTCTCCGGAATTGTATTCCCAGTCAAGACGTGCTGCCTGAACGTCCGCTTTCATAATCCGCTCTTTTGCAGATTCGTATACTGATACCCCACAATAACTGGCATCTACATTGTTACGAAGCGGATTCCTGTAATATCCAAAATCCAATTGTTCCATTCCTGGATAACTGACCGGACCGGCTTCTATGTTCTGCCACTCTCCCACTTCTTCAAGAGAACATTCCTGTCCAATGTCAGCCTGTGTCTGCGAATGATAACACCTGTTTGAAATCGTAAGCACTCCATTTGCAATGGTATGCCGTTCTACTCTCGTATAATAATCAATCTCACCGATACGTTTTACCGTAAGAAACGCAACATCAGTTGGTCTTCCATTATCTCCAAACTGAATCGGTATAAACTTATCCGCAGTAATAAACTCTGCCAATCCTCCCGGCAACGGTTTCAAGCAGAAAGAACCCAATGCAAGACCATCCTGCAAGTGCTCATTTAAAAGTGTAAGCTGTTTTTTATATATCTTGTCCAGTGCCAGCACGGAAATAGATGTTTCCATCTCAGCCAATACGGTATCTGCAAATTCACGACAGATACCTTGCTCTATCTTAAGCGACTGCACATCGCTACCAGTCCAACCTGCTGCTCCATCGAGCATTAACTTCCATTCGTTGATGGCATCAATCATTCCCTGCGATAATGCCACATCCGTACCAAGTATACCTTTTAATTGCGTATAGCCAAACATTCTCGCTATCCTCCTCAGAAAATTCTTAATTCCATCAAACATTTTCTATTCCTCATCAATCAGATACTTCATATCTCGTTCAATCGTATATTCAAACGCATCCAAGCTGTCAATGTCTGTACTGCCATCGTCAAGCCGTTCATCCACTAAGGATTCTTTATCATAAACCGCATCACAAAAAGCTGTTTCCAAACTCTCACAATCTTCTGTTAAGAAGAACCGTCCTGCTCCCATCAGCATCTGTGTACAGCGGATACGGTCAATAATCGCCTTTTTCTTTGCTGGCTTTACAGATATCCATGGATATCTCGTCTCTACGTTATTCCGAATAGATGCGCCCAGAACAGATTCCGCATTGTCGAAATATACCGTTTCCACATTGCAGTACTGCATGTATTCTCCTCGCCCATCCGTTACCGCATACTTATCAATAACTTCCTGTACAAATTCCAGAAAAAGTTCTGTCAGTTTCTTTGAGTCAATCCCTTCCGGAAAATCGTCTACCATGATGCGCCTGCTCATCACACCAACAACTTCTCTGTAATCATCTGTGTAGCCTCTTGCCACAAAAGCATGACCGGATTTATTTCCACCAAAGTCCAGACCAATTTCAATCGACACAATATCTGTTTTCTTAAACTCTCTGTGCTCTGTATTGCCCTCTATTTCGTCTTTTATCTCGCAGTAGAACAATTCTGGCTTATCTGCAAAACGCTTGTAAATTGCCCCATCTGCACGCTTCCACAAGCCTAATATTAGCCTGTCATACCAGACCGTGCCTTCGTACTCTTTGCAGAGCTGTTCAACATATTCATCAGGCAAAAACGGATTATCAAAGATAGTGTATTTTTGTAGATAAATATCCAACTCTGGATTATCAATAAATTTTTTCAGCCAATGCGTCGGTTGCTCCGGATTGCACGCACCATCAAAGCAAGAATATTGCTTATCTAATCGTGACTTTAGCATCTGGAACACATCCTGATTCCATTTTGCGATCTCATCACCGTAACAATACTTAATACTTGACCCCTGTATCTTTGCGACCTGGCTAACTTTTTCTGCGCCCAGGCAGTACACATCTTCGCCACATATCTTCGCAATATTCATACTGTTGATTGTCCCAATTAATTTATCGGTATACAACTCACGCATTGGTTGCAATACATTTCGCTCAATAGATGCTTTAGACACTCCTAAGATAGCATTTAATCCCGGTTTCCCTTTTCTTTCTCGAATCCGGAATGGAACAATATAAGCAGTATCAACAAAAGACTTTCCGGAACGAACTGCTCCGGATTTAATGTTCCAGCGATGCGTTGCATGTAAAATATACTCATTCTGTTTCTTGCTTAACTGCATTGTCCCGCATCTCCTTTAGTATCGCATCCAGTCTGTCTAACGCTTCATCCGTCTCGTTTTCACCAGTTATCTGCTGTTTCCTTGCCCTCTTCAACTCAATATCTGCTTCTTTCTCTCTGATTTCTTCGTCTGGCACTTCATACTGTCCTGCAAACCGTGCCACCGCCTCATAAGCCTTTACATCGCCTTTTAATGCTTTTTTTATCATCGCCATATTGATTGCACTTTCAAGGGTGCTGTCTATACCAAGGCTTTCTAAAAATGGAGTCAACTCCTCATTCTCAATTTTTGCAGAAAGCAGCAAGTTTAAAGTTTTCCGGAAGTTTGCTTTTTTTCTCCTCGCCTCACCGGATGCCTTTCCACCTTTTGATGCGATCACTCGTAGTTCATTCGTAGTTCGTTTATCAAAACCTTTATCTCTTATGTTTTCATAGTTTGCCATCCACCCACCTTCCTGTCTTGCTAAATTTATGTATAAAAATAGCACCCAGTAAATACCGGGTGCTATATAGATAAAATGTAAAGAAAAGAGAAACATGCAAGTTTAGCACTTACCAGCTCTTGTCCATTACCCGAACAAGTGGGCACACCGTCACGTGTGAGCAACAGCGGAAGGAATCGAACCCCCGACCTCTTGCAGATGCCTTGCAAGTGCTCTACCACTGAGCTACGCTTCAACCTCATAATACATTTAGGGGACTTTAGGTTTAAAAAGAAAAGTTAAAGTATTTTGTACCCTTCTGACAGCTTATAGTTTACACCTGACTCATTTGACTATCAATAGTAATTTCGTTCCATTTCACATCATTTCGTTCCATTTCATATCATTTCGTTCCATTTATAATCTAAAACTTCTTTTAAATCATCTGCTATAATTTCAAGTTTCTCTAAAGCATTACTTTTTAATCTTTTTAAAGTCACTCTTGCTTTTCCAGTCTTCTCTTCCATTTCGCTAAATGTTAAGCCGTAAATATAAATGTCTTTCAGAATTTCTTTTTCTCTTGCATCTTTCAGCGTTCCAATCGTTTCTCTGATTTTTAATTGTTTGAATTTCTCTGTGCAGAGCTTACTTGTCAACTTTTCTAATTGCTTGTCTCTTCTTATAATCCAATCTGCCAAATCGCTCTGTCCACTTCTTCCTCGTGGCATCCCATCAGCAATCCCACTTTGCAGCATATCGCCCTTTAGTTCTTTTATTTCTACAAGCAGATATTGTTCCTCTTCAACAGATTTCCGATACTGTTCGAGAAATTCTTCTTTCATTCTGATTTCTTCACTTTTTGCCATTAGATTGCTCTCCGTACTATTTTCTCATTGCTTCAAATTCTTTCCACGCAAACGATTCACAAAAGCCGTTTCCTGCTTTTGTTTTAATTCGCAGCAGGATGAAGTATTCATATTCATCATAATCAACTTCATATCTGCTTCCGCAACATGGGCAAATCCACTCGTCCCATACCGCCGTTCCGTCTGGAGCATATCCATCGCCATCAAAGGTTGGCTTTTGGGGAATCTCTTTCTGGCAATATTCTCTTTTATGCTCTTCCCGCAAAGATCCTACCGAAGCATCATCAAGACGTTCGATTGCATCTCTCAAACTTTTTCTCATTGATTCCATATAGCTTCGTGAAAATATTGCTATTTTTCTTTCTTCTGATGTTTTCATCATTTCGCCCGTTTCTTCACAAATTTCAGCTTCTTTCTGCATATACAAGTCTTCTAAATCTTTCAAGATATCAATTCCTGATTCCATTTGTACTTCTATTCCATATAATTCATCTAAAATTTCAAATAACTCATTCATTTGTCTCTTCCTCCAATGCTTTTGCCACTTCCGGAATTGTACACAATCCTACGTTACCAACTGCTACATTGCATTTACATGTCTTGCAATCTTTGCCATCCTCACAATCTGTTTCTTCTGCCATCCGTGCACAATCTCTGAAATCTTCCGCCATTCCGGTCGAGTCAAATTCTAATACAACTCCATTTTTCAGTGTTACTCTCAAGATTTCTCTCCTCCATTCTTCTCTTTGACACATTGTACATGCTCTCATCTACTTCAAATCCCACAAATCTGTTTCCATTTTCTGCGAAAGCAATTAAGCTACTTGCGCTTCCAACATGAGTATCTAATATTTTCCATTCAGACGGAATTGCGTATTTCTGCAGTATCCAGCGATATAAATTCACAGGCTTCTGCGTTGGATGTATTCTTTTTTCATTCAGCTTTTTATTTCCTTGCTGAATCCATCCTTCTTCGATGCTCTTTCCCTGAAACATTCCATTCCACATGTATCGAACAAGTCTCACGCTGTCATGAAAACTGCAGTATGCAATCTCGCAATCGGAAAAGCTACTCTTCCCATTACATTTATCCCACACGATGCGCCCTGGTGGAAAATTATATGTAAAATAATTGCATCCCCAAACTATTTGATTTTGCGATACTCTAAATAACTCTTCAAAATATTCCTGCGACGGAACTTCCCAGTTATTCATTTTTTTGTATATTCTTTGCACCCCTATTGGGCTTTTTCTTCTACCATAATAGTTTCTACGCTCGGGTCCAGAAAAATAGGGTGGGTCTACTATTGCAAGCTCAAAATACTTATCCGGGAATTCTTTCATACCATCCATACAATTCATGTTGTAATATCCAAACTCTAACATTTGTTTTACTTCTTTCCTAAAAAATCAAATATATTCATCTGCACTGCCTCCATCAGCTCTTGCTCTCTCTCAATTTTCGCTGTTTTCAGTAGTATCTTTTCTTTTTTCTCTTTTGTATCCCAGCTTGGGGGATAAATGATATCCCCGCCTGGAACGTACATCCCTTTTTCATCATACTGCACTTTGATATGTGTTAGATAGTGACTCGTCAGGATGAAATCAATATACCTTTTGTTATTTTGTCATCTTAATCCGGTCGCATAGCCAGTACCACGAAGCGGATAACCTCTTTCTTTGAGATAAGTGTCAACCAGCAAGCTGTCGTCTATCTCGACCTCGTGCGGTTGTCGACTTTCCATCGTCACGTAAAATTCAACTGGATGCCATTTATTACCTGTATCAAAGAAATATGTATATTCCATCCCTTCGGTCCATTTGAACCAATCCACTCCGTTAAAAAGAAGCAATCCGCTTCCGTTACACTTGGCATGTTCTCCAAACCTGCATGGAATCGGGATTTTCATTCAGATACCTCTTCTTCCATTTCAATATCAAGTGCAATAAGCTCACTTCCTTTTACAGTAAGTCCTTCTGCAGTAATCTGGAAATCTTCTGTTGTAGAACTAAAAAATGTTTTTAAATCATCTTGAAGTTTTAAAAGTGAATCTACTAACTCTACTGCTTTCTTCTCGCTTATTTCGCTCAAATTCATATTTTTCTTAATTACGCACCCATTTTTAAAATAAAATGTAAGTATAATTTTTCCTTTATTCATTACCTCACCCCTGTCTGCTCATCAATAACTTTCTTTCCAAATCAGAGACATCATAATCCCTGTTCGGAAAATTACTGAATTTTGTTTTCTTAGTTCTTCCTGCTGCTGCATCCTCTTCGCACCATTTAGCAACAGTTGCCATTGTTGTGCCACTGTATTTTTTAGCTCTTGTAACCCTTTCGTCAACAAATGACTTCCCATATTTTTGGCAAAGACATTCATAGTCTGTTTGTGGAGGGGGTGGGGGCAATTCGGTGTTCTCTTCTACTCTCCCTCTTATCTCCTTCTTATCTTCTTCTCCCTCTTTTTCTAGGGAGCGACTTTTTGCGCCGTCCGTCGACGTGTCGGGCGACTGTCGGGCGACAACATCGTCGGATTTCTGTGCAAGTGCCTTTTGCTCCGCTCGTTTCCTGCGTTTATTTTCCCTGTCACGCTCCTTTTTTCTTTCATAAGCATCAAGACTCTGATGTTTTCCCCAATTCGGAATCGTTATCACTCCATCGACAATTTCAATCATGCCAAATTGCTCAAATGTCTTAAGTGCCAACTGTACAGTCGTTTTCGGTCGTCTGAAAATGGTTGCCAGCATTTCGTCTGTATAAGCTATCTTGTCGTTCAGGGTAAACACCCCACTATTATTAGTCTTTCCAGCCATACAGAGCAGTTTAAACCAGATTACGATAATAGCATCATGTTCAGGCATACTCTCGATTAACAAAATTTTTTCATCATCGAAAATATCCGTCACGATTTTTATCCATTTTACTTCTGCCATTTTCCCCTCCTTAGAACGGAAGTTCTCCGTCGTCTGGATAGTTCATAAATCCATCATCATCCACATGTCTCTGTTCCGGAGCAGAATGAGTCCCCGCTCCTGTTGCCTTGCTCTCACAGAAATAATGTTCTTCCACAACCACATCGGTCGTATACACTTTTGCTCCATCACGGTTTGTATAGCTTCCAGTCTGGATTCTTCCGCAGATACAGATTTTCGTTCCTTTTTCCAGCCATTTCTCTGCAAAATCTGCCTGCTTTCCAAATGCCACGCATCTAACAAAATCAGCAGATGAATCGCCCTCTTTCTTAAAACGTCTGTCAACGGCAAGAGTATATCTTGCAATTGCTGTTGAATTTTCGCCAGGAGTGTATCTAACCTCTGGTGCTGCTGTTAATCTTCCCATCAATGTTACTTTATTCATTCTTTACCTCCTGTTCTTTTCGCTTAGAAGTTGCAAGCAACTCCATTAGCATGTAGTAATCATCAAAACAAATATCCTCTATCTTCTGTGCAGTAGAACCTTTTTTTGCTAAATATTTCAAGACATCTTGCTCGCTTCTATTAGCGTATTTCAATGCAACACGAATTTTTTCCACTTCTTTTTCAGTCAAAAATTCTTCCTCTGAATCTTTCATTTCTCCCTCTGTTGGGATACAAAACAGCTGAAAGCAAGCATACTTAAATGCAGTTGAAAAGGCTTTACTTAGTGACTTATCGCCATTATCCACGCCTTCTCCGGCAATAGATACCACAATTTCAGAACCGTCTTCTGCTGACACAAAATGATAATCCATAGTTATGATTGATCTCTTCATAACTAAACTTCCAGATGCCTCTACTGTCGAATCTATATTTCTAAGCTTTGGCAAACAAAAAACCTTGAATTTAATCATTAAAGGCTGTAACGCATTAAAAACATCGTCAATACCTCGATATGTATACGAAAACTTATTTCCTTTCGCTGTTCGTTTTTTTTCAATTGCCCCGATATTTTCCATAATTGAGACAATCGCTCCATAAATCTTTTCCATTTTTTACTTTTCACCCTTATCTGATTCTCAAAGACTCCGTCTGTTTTGTTTCTGCAATCCCTACAAACTTATTCGGATTTGCTTTGACATCTGCAAGCAGTCGAGTTCTATCTAACTTCGGATCCTGCGAAATCAAATACTCAGCAGGAATTTTCGACTCATCAATAATATTCAATGACTGTGGATTTTTCTGAATTGAATATGAACGAAAATCTGTTTTCAACTTTCTTACATCCATCATTTTCATTGCGTTTTCGAGGTTATTTTTTAAGTGATTGGTACGATTCTTAAGCACCTTTTTCATGTGTGTCAAACGCTCAATTTCCTTATCAATTTTCTCGATATCACCGCTCAAATTGGTGATAATCATTGCATAGCTGTCCGCTTTTACTTCCAGTTCTCCCTGAATAGATGCAAGAGTATCCGCAAATACAGTTGCATCCACGTCGGTATCTTCTGCCATCTGACAAAGCGTCAAATATTCCCCTGTGATTTCGTAAAGTTTTAACATTTTGTATCCTCCTTTTTGGTGATTAAAATTGTTCTTTCTAACGTTTCATGCTCTCTTGCCTGTTCTCTTCTATGTCCGGCAGAGGTCGCACTTACAGAGCATCCGACACCGACTTTCATTTCAAGTAAGTATTCATCCATCATGTTTTCTTTCCTCCTAAATTAACATCTTGCTTCTTTCCTCTTCCGGAACGTTCAACGCATCCAAAATTGTCCACAGTTCGCTAAGTGTGCATGTTTCCGGTTCATTCAGACGTTTTAAGAATGTGTGATACTTCATACCTGCATTTTTAGCTAAGTCTTTTTTATAGCTTCCGTTTGCACAGATTGCACCACCTAAGCACCGTCTTACCTGAGCGGCACGTTGTTGCTCTTTACTTAAATATGTAACTGGCATCCTCTCAACCCTCTTTCCATTTCTCTTCAAACAGCTCTACAACTTTATCTACTGTCAACGGTTCTCTCGTTTCTACACCAAGCACTGCACTAAGTACGTCCAGTGCTATTTTCTCCTCTCCGCACTCTCTTGAATTGTCTAACAAGCTGTTTAAGACTCTGACTTTCTCTGAGTCTCTAATTAACTCCTCTAATACAGTAAACTCTATTTCCACCTTGCTCATGATGCCTTGTCCTCCTCGATTTTAAATTTTGCCCAGTTCTCAATAAACTTCTCCGCCTGCTTCTTTGCTTTATTTTTCTTTCTTACCTGCCATAAACCAGCAAGGAAGAAAATTACTGCCGGTCCTACAATCCAAGCCACAGCACACAATAATGCTTCTGTGTCTTTGCACTCGATAACATTACACAACCAGCCGCCAAAGCAGATACCTGTCCACAGCCCCATAGCAGTTTCTGAAATATCTCTTTTTTTCTTATTACTCATTATCTGTTAAAATACATAAATGTAAAGTTTTTTTGTGCGTCCCTTTTGAAGCTGCCGCTTCTGAGGGACTTTTTTAATTAGCCAGTGAGAATTTGCAGTTTTGCAAGTTCTACAGCTTTCTTATATACTTGAGCATATTTTGAATCGCCGTGCGTTTGCGCTACTTTTTCAAGAAACTTATCAATCTTGCCAGAAAAACAGCCACACTTGACTGTGATCTCATTATCTTTATCACGATAGAATGTTGTAAAATCGTCACGACTACCAATAACACCAATCGTTAAAATATGATTAATAGAAAAGACCCGAGCATCACCGCAAACCTGAGCATTTCCTCTAACCCAAGCATTGCCACCAACCCAAGCATTGCCACCAACCTGAGCATTGCCATCAACCCGAGCATTGCCATCAACCCAAGCATTGCCACCAACCCAAGCATTTCCTCTAACCTGAGCATTGCCATCAACCCGAGCATTGCCATCAACCCAAGCATTGCCACCAACCCAAGCATTTCCTCTAACCTGAGCATTGCCACTAACCTGAGCATTGCCACCAACCTGAGCATTGCCATCAACCCGAGCATTGTCACCAACCCAAGCATTGCCACCAACCCAAGCATTGCCACCTTGAGAAAGATTTTCTTCTTTCTCAATCCAACCGCCAAGTTCCCCTGCTACCACATTTTCAAAACTAGTAATAGCCTGAATTCTGTGCAGTGTTACATTTTCAAAAAGAAACTGTACTGTTTTTGTTTCTCCTGTAAATTCGTATTTTTTCATAATGATTCCCCTTTCTTTATGCAAATCGCATCTGCGAATTATGCTCCTTGATTGCAATTTGAGTATTTGTGCAAGGTCTCCAGCACTGCACATATTCAACAGCTTCTTCAAAGCGTTTTTTCGGCACATTATTTCGTGCGTTCACATGAAAATATCTCTTCAAGTCTCTATTACACTCAGAAAATACTTTCTTTCCGATTTCTTTATACGCATCACTTTCTTTTCCACCAAGCGCATCAATGACAACGTAATTAACTGCCTCGCCAAGTGCCTGCTGCTGAGCATAGTCTAAAGTCATTGTATTTTCCAGAGTCGTTACTCTCTCATCCATTTTGACAAGCTTCTTGTCATGCATTAAGATTGCTTGCATCTCTGGAGAGTAGTTCTCCATTTCATAGTGTCCTGTTTTGCGCAGGGTCGGAAGGACTTCGCTGGTTACCCAACGCTTAAACTTTCTCGCATTAGGCATTTTACTGGAAAGGATAAGACTGTAAAGACCCGATTCGTTAATAAATATCACTTCTCGATTCTGACCTGACAGAACGATTCGTTCGGTCAGCTTATCTTCCTCATCAATGTGGTCTCTGATTGCTTTTGCTGTGTTTGTGTATTCAAGAATGTCTGCTACATCCTTGCCGACAAACCATGGCTCATTATCAATTACCATTGTTCTTACAGCACCAAATTCTTCATTGCTAAAAATCTGTAAATTGTTCATTTTCCTCACTCCAATCCTTCAATTTTATTGAGAAGCTGTTCCACATTCTGATCCAATTCTCTTAAAACCGCAACATTCTCGACCACTGACGAATATTTAAGGTTGTCGTTTAAAATTGTTATCGGGTTGGACATTTTGGACATTAACTGTTCCCAGGCATTTAAACTCTTTCTGTAATATCCTTGCACCTGAAGTAAATGGGTTTTAATGTCACCTATGTCGCTTTTGGTCAGCGTATTGTTTTCTTTAGTATCCATTTTTCTAATGATTCGAATACCATATTCGTTGGCACATATATGTTCAATTCTGCACCCTGTATCCATTTCCCATCCGGTGCAAAAGAAAGCGACGTCTGCTGTAGCAAGTAACTCAAGTGATCTTCCAACAAGATACCAATGTGGAGCATCATGAGGTGCTTCCCAGAAGAAAGAATCAATAACCTCAACATCCTCATTTAACATTTCTTTTGCTACTTTTACCGCCTTTTCTCTTTCGGCAAGAATTTCCTCATCTGTTTTGTCTCGCATCGGTTGCGAAATAAATAATTTTTTCATCCTTGTTACTCCTCCTATCTGTTCTTTTTTATTTAAAAGGGGCATCCTTTTTTAGTTTTTGGTCTCGAAGCATCTTATTAACTAATAATGCAATTGCTGTATATGCGTAAATTTCGGAACAAATTCTGCCAGGAAAACTCATGATAAACTCATTATCTTGATACACAGCGCAATGATGTTTACGTACCTCAATTCTTATATTCTCTACAAAGATAACATTTGCATCGGCATTAAATTTGACATCAGCTCCTACAAGAGTTTTATCCAATATTGTAAAAAGTTCACTTGCAAATACCTCTCTTTTTACTTTCCATCCTCGTTCATCATTTTTGTGCTCTGTTGTTTCAAAATGCACTTCACAATCCGCATATCCATCTTTAATGTTTTTTACTGTCAAAACTATTTTTAACTCGTTGTTGATGAAATCTGACAGAGCATTGTAAGTTTTATCTTTTTTCTGGTCCTGCACAGCCTCGTTCTCCTCGTTCTCTTTTATCCATTTTCATTACTTCAATTCTTTGACATTTAAGAGAAGTCTTTCAGCGTCCTGCTCTGTTCCTCTTAAAAACTTAACGTTTTTAATTGCAACCGGATACTTCGAATTTCCTTCAAAATCTTTTTGTTTTGATAATTCTTCCCAAACCCCAATAATTTTTTTGAAATACTCTTTCGTAAACATCAAATAAATTTCGATACTGCTCCACTCTTTTTTTGCGAGTGCGATGCTTCGAGTCCCGTTATCTTTTGCACTTTCAATGTCAAGAACACCAAAAGCATCTTCCTTTGAAGAATTCAGTTGCTCATACACTGCTAACACAATAGCTGTGCAAAGAGAAGCCTCATTATGATAAAGCCCATAGTTAAAGGCTTCCATCATTTCACCATTTTTATATACTCCGCAGTAATCCTCGTCATCCACACTAACCGCTACATTTTTTACACAAATAGCTTTGATAACTCCTCCGCTGGATGTCTTATAATTCACATCACATTTAATATCAAAAGGAACATTATCCGCTAATGCCACAAATAACTTTTGTTCAAACTTAATAGGATTTACTTTCATTTTCTCTCATTCTCCTTTCGGGTGTTGTAAAGTTTCATGGTTTAGTTTTTACTTTATGTGAATTTAATTCACTATTTAAGTTAAAAAAATTTTGTCTCTTTCCCCTTTCGATAAATTAAGGGTCTTAGAAAGTGCTACAATTTCAGATGCTCTAAAATCGCCTTCTTTCATTCTGTTGTACAAAGTTTCTCTCAAAATGCCTGATTTAGTAGCAATCGCTGAAACTGTCATACCTGATTCAGTCATTTTATTTCTCAACAAATCTACATTTGCCATTCTTTTTTCACCTCCCATCTGTGAACTAAATTCACTATATCACTTATGTGAATTTCTGTCAACATCTTTTTATATTTTTGTTGAATTATTTTACACAACATGTTATTATAGTGTTAAGAAAAATTAACAACGCAGAAAGGAGCTTTCAATTATGCTTGACCTGTATAAGAACATAAAGGCAAGACGCTTGGAATTAAAAATGTCTCAAGATTCCCTAGCCGAACTGACTGGATATAAAGATAGGTCATCTATCGCAAAAATAGAAAAAGGTGAAGTTGATTTAGCTGAATCTAAAATAAGAGAATTCGCTAAAGCATTAAAAGTTTCTCCACAAGAACTAATGGGTTGGGAAGAAAGAACTGAGTCTTCCACTACCGCAGCACACAAAGATGGAGAAAATTTTACTCCTGAGGAGCTAAATAAGATAGAGGAATATAAAAAACTACTTGTCGCAGCACGCCCAAAGGAGTGAGGCTTCTTGACTTACGAAGAATTAAAAACAAAACATAAAGACTTGAATATTGTTGAAATGGATTTGTCAGAAGTAAAAGGGTTAAAAGGACTTTACTTTGATGGAAATATTGCACTTGAAAGAAAAATGTCACAAACAGAAAAATCCTGCGTCCTCGCAGAAGAACTCGGACACTACTACACAACTTCCGGAAACATCTTAGACCAGACAGACGTATCGAACAGGAAACAAGAATACCGTGCACGGCTCTATGGATTCAATCTCAAAATTGGACTCATGGGACTTATCAGAGCATTTGAGCATGGCTGCCGGTCCGCATCAGACATAGCGGAATATCTGGATGTGACGGAAGAATATTTGAAAGAAGCAGTTGACTGCTACCGGAGCAAGTACGGTGTGTATGCGACTGTGGATAATTATGTGGTATATTTCACTCCTACTCTGGGAGTGTTGAAGATAGATTGAGTTGAAAGGAGGAAAAGACGTATTCGTAAAAGATTCTTTTACAAATACATATACAAATGATGATTTATTATTTTCAATAAACTATTCATAGAAAGGATTTTATTCATTATGGGCAGAATTTTATCTCAAAGTGAATTAACAATTCATAAAAAACAGGCTCTTGCTAGACTTGACTCATATTTAGACTCATTAATTAATGACCCAAATCACAAAAATCAATCTAAATCTGATAAGTTAAGTTACTGGCTCGAAGATTGGACTACCTATCTTGAATTTGAACCCAAATTTATACCTTCCAAATTACGAAGATATAAACGTGGCGAAATTATTAAAGCTCATTTAGGCTACAATGTTGGAAGTGAAGAAGGTGGACTTCATTATTGCGTAGTACTTGATAAAAACAATCCTATTTCTTCTCCTGTAATAACGGTGCTTCCTCTTACTTCGGTTAAATCTACTACTAATATCAAAAATCTTAAAGATGGAAAAGTTTATCTTGGAAATGAACTATTTACTAGTTTAAGTTCAAAAATTTCTACTACCCGAAAAAAAATAGATATACGTATAACTGATTTATCTTCACGAATTGATAATGTCAGTCCAGATGATATTACCGAACTTATATCTATCAAAAAAGAACTAAATGTCGCAAATAAAGAGAAAAAATTACTTTTTCGAATGATGAATGAAGTAGCCAAAATGCGTTCTGGAAGCATTGCTTTAACAAACCAGATTACTACTATCAGTAAAATTCGTATATACGACCCTAAAACTAATTTTGATATTCTAAGCAATGTAAAATTATCTAATGATAAACTTGATTTATTAGACCGTGAAATCATTAAAAATTTTACTGGAATAAAATAAATATAAATATGTATATTTTTCTTGACAATTTCATATAATGAGGTTATACTAGTTTAGTAAAAAAACATAGCCGTTGACCGGCAGTATAGAAGACAAAGCACTCAGACAACTGACGTGCAGTATTAAAGACCTCGCAGTAATGCGGGGTCTTTTACGTTATACGAAAGTTTTTTAATTTATCCTTAAAGGGGCTATAGGGCATTTATTCAGTTCTAAGTTATTATGCAGAGACCTCGTATTGATACAGGGTCTTTTTGCTTAATAAATAAATCATACAAAAGATAAAATAAGGGAATTGATCTACATTATAAAAAACAAGTAAAGGAGAATTGCCAATGAAAAGAAAAATTGTAACAATGCTTCTACTGGCTACATTATCAGTCAGTGTCGTAGGATGCGGAACCAGTTCCTCTTCCGGAAGCACAAAAGAAAACACTAAAACTTCCCAAAGTGAAGAAAAAGAGGAAGAGGCAAAAGAACCAACTGACCTAACCGGTGTGTGGGCATCTGAAAATAAAGATGGTTCTTATCAAGAAGCAACAATAACTGATGATTCTATCGAAATTAACTGGATTTCCGATGATGGGGCAACAAAATCCGTTTATTGGTCTGGAACGTATACTGCACCAACTGAATTTGTTGAAGAATATTCATGGACTTCTGATAGGAATAAAGAAAAAACAGATTCCGCATTGCTTGCATCGACTGATGATACCAAAGAATTTACATACAAAAATGGGAAAATTAGTTATGAAGTCTCAGCAATGGGTACAACTTCTACTGTTGAATTGACTCAAACTTCTAAAGATGCTCCAGAAACAGCAACTGAATCAGAAACCGGAACAAGTGATACAGCTACTTCTGATTCTTCATCCTCTGACACCGCAAATAATACTTCCAAAGAACAAGCTGCTTTTGAAGTTACTTATAAGAATGTTTCATTTTATCGGGATAGCATCTCTGATTTAATTGGACAGTCTATTGTTGAAATTGAAAATACCGGAAGTAGTAATTTGTATTTAGATTTCAGTTCCTATGAATTAACTGCAGAAGATGGAACAATCATTCATACAACCAGTGGAAGTTTTACACCTGCTCCTCAAGTAATTGAACCGGGTGAAAAAGGTTATTATTACGAAGAACAACTTATGGATGACCAAACTCCAACCGAAGGAATTACAATCACTCCTCACATTAATGCTTCCACTGCGAAAGTAGACAATGTTCGCTTAGAAGTAAGTAATACAGAGGTTTACGATAAGGATATGGGTAGTGTTGACTTACACGGAAAAGTAAAAAACACAACCGGAGCAGCTCAGACAGATATTTGTGTAACTGCGGTCTTATTCAATGAAAATGCTGAACCGATTGGTCAGCTTTCGACTGTTCTTGCAAACACTTTACAGCCTGATGAAGAAATTGGATTTGAATTAGAACCGGTATTTCTTCCGGAAGATATCACAAGCGCATCCATTGCAGATTATAAAGTATTTGCTTATACAAATCAGTATCAATACTAATTTTATTAACAAAAGAAAAACCGGTTCCTGCTCCAACAGAAACCGGCAAATACAAGTAAATATCCGGAGACGCATATAATCTCCTAACCTAACAAAATTATTGTATCATCTCCGGAGCAGTCACGCAAGCAGAACATCTGTTCCAAGCTGGCTGTTATTTTTATACCCAAAAAGGAGTGATAACATGGCAACAGCACGAAAACTTGCATCCGGCTCTTGGCGATGCCAGATCTATAGTCATACTGAGGAAATTATTCAGCCAGACGGCTCTGTTAAACAGAAACGATTTTACAAATCATTTACCTGTGACGTACCTGGTCCAAAAGGCAAGCGAATGGCAGAGCGGATGGCTGCCGAATGGGCTTCTGAAAAGGAACATAAGAAAAATATCTTAAACTGCACGATTGGTGAAGCGATTGAGATGTATATTAATTCAAAAGATGGTATCTTAAGCCCCTCTACAATAGCCGGATACAAAAGGATGCAAAAAAATGGATTTAAACATATCATGAATACTTATCTTACAAGTGTTGATAAGGAATACCTGCAAGAGGCAGTAAACCGTGAAGCCAAGCGAAAGAGCCTCAAAAGACCAACAGAAACTATTTCACCAAAGACCGTAAAAAATGAATATGGCTTAATCAGTGCAGCTTTAAATGCTTTCTGCCAAGGAATTGATACCAATGTAAAACTTCCTACCGTTCCGGTATTAATTAAAGATTTACAGACTCCTGATGCAATCTTTGCTGTATTCGAGGGCACAGACATCGAACTGCCAGTGTTACTTGCTATGTGGCTTAGTTTCTCGATGTCAGAAATTCGTGGTCTTACAAAATCAAAATCTATCTCTAAGGACGGAAATTATATATCAGTCACGGAAACAGTTGTAAAAGTGGATAATGACGATATCAGAAAGAAAGAAGCAAAAAATAATACCAGAATCCGCAGACACAGGATTCCGGAATATATAAAAAGCTTAATTGAAAAAGTACCTGGCGATGTGCTTGTACCATATTCCTATAACACCCTCTATAAGCGTTTCCAGTACTTATTAGAAGAGTCCGATATGCCACACATGACATTTCACGACCTCAGACACATAAATGCCTCTGTCATGGCACAGCTTCGTGTACCGGATAAATATGCCCAGGAACGTGGTGGTTGGAAAACAGACCAGATAATGAAAAAAGTATACACTCATACCTTTTCAGATGAACGAATTGCAGTGGATAATGTTATGGATAATTTCTTTGAAAACATTGTTCAGAATCTTTCGAATTGTATGAATTGTTTAGACAAGCCCTCTCATGAATAAATCTCTTCATGAGAGGAAAAACACCCATTTTTAGCTATTTTAAAAACTATGCAACACGAAATGCAACACGAAATAAAAAAAGTACTGTAAATACAGTACTTTTAAAGCAGGGGATGAGGGATTCGAACCCATAACAGCGATATTGTTTAAATTTAACTAATTATTTGAAAGCCGTAAAAGTACCGTAAATACAGTATTTTCATGATTTTCAATTCCGTTTTAACATGATTATTTATGTTAAAATATAACACTATGCAACACGAAATGCAACACGGAGATGATACAATTTTTAGTTGCCAGCATATTGACAGAATTTTTATGCTGGCAACTATTGTCAGACAATTCACTCAAAAATTTATTTGAAAACGTCTATTTAAATAGGTAGAAACTCGACTTTGTAGTCTAAGATTAGTCTAAGCAGAAGCTTAACTCAAATTGCAATCAAGTCACGCCACATATCCTGTCCACAGATGCCATCGCCTTTTCCATTGCCAAGTTTTTTACCCTGCTTCATGCGCTCAATCTGATACTTGTTAACCGCTGTCATTAATTCTTTTTCAAATTTTCTGTCAAGCTTTCCGGAATAATATCCTCTCGCTTTCAGAATTTCCTGCAAGAGCAATACACTAGTGCTAGAATCTCCGACTTTGCAGGTTGCTGGACTAAACATATACTTTTTCTCCTTAGTTGTTGTATTTGCCGATGCGTTAGTTGATGCTTTTACAGTCTGCCCTGTGATACCTTTTACGATTGCATTTGCCATTTTCTCAGCACTGTAAAGTGCAGCATCTTTTTTATTGTCGCAAAAACAGCACTCAACAAGCAGTGCTGGCGCATTTGTGTGCCTCAACACATACAAACCGTTACGGATAGAGATTCCGCCATTTCGCTTTGTGTAGCCGAGCTTTTCGATTTCATTCGCAATTTTCTGCGCCGTGCTTTTTGATGCAGAATTTTCACTGTAAATACACACTTCTGTTCCATTTGCTGAGCTGTTAAATGCATTGAAATGAATACTCACATCTAAATCTACGCTGTGAGCATTGCATTTTGCAACAATCGCTTCTAAATTGCCACGCACAGTTGTTGCAGTTTCGTCCGTGCAATCGTAGACTGTGTGTCCGAGCGCTCTAAACTTTGTAATCACTAAATCTTTTACTTTTCTATCCTCTACCGTTTCGCTAAAGATTCCGCTTGCGCCTGGAACTTTAAAGTTGTGTCCTGCGTGTACATTAATTTTCATATTTTTATCCAACCTTTTCATCTTTATTTAATAAATTTCTTAACATTTCATATAACCCTGTCGATGCAAGCCCTGAAATCATACCTCCAAGGACTACATCTATATTAATTCCAGATTTCACATTAACTACAATTGCAATAATTGTTCCAAGTGTCAATGCGGCAAGCGGAATATATTTATTAGGAAATTTAACAAAAGCTGTTTTCAATACATAGCCAACCATCAGACAAATTCCTAAAATTGGTAAATTAATATATTCTAGCAAAAAGTTAATGTCCATTCTGAACCTCTCTTTCTAATTCTTCTAAGCTATCAATTCTGTGATGAGCAGAGCGTGTAGACTGTTCCACCACTACCATTCTCTCAATCAGATTATTATGTTTCTTTACTTTTTCTTCCAACTGTTCAATGCGATACATTGTCAGCTTATTCGCCGTCATAATCCCCGCAAGAGACCCTGCAAGTGTGCCAAGCAAGGAGCAGACTGCAACTACAACTTCTGGTTGCATTGCGCCACCTCCTATGCTAATACCCAGCAAAGATTAATATAATATTCTTTGTTAGCCTCTGATAATTGTGTGTCATTTACAAGAGCTACTACTCCATCTGTATTAATTCCGATGTTTCCGTAACGCAAATCATATCGAGGAGCAAGGAGACGCACATAGCGATTCGGGCGATAACCCGCCGGAATCGTTGCAAGTGTTGCACCTGCCGCTGTTGCACTTGTTTTTAATCTTCCTAATGCAACCACAATATTACCATGCTTTCTAAGTGTGATATCTCCTGTGTTTCCGCTTGCTAAAGTTGCTTTTGCTGTCGTTCCATTGAAAATTGCTTCCGCTGTTGTTGCAGAATTATCCGAATTTGTATGTGCTACCTGTGCAGAATCTGTCTTGTGATGATATTCATCCCATGTACTTCCGTTAAAAATTTTAAAAATTGCTTTCTTAATTGCCATCTTTTTGCCTCCTACTATATATTAATCCAAACTGTTCCAGTCGCTACTCCAATTGGAGCAGATGTCTGTGCATAAATTTTTGTTCCATCTGTGCCTTTAGGACCAGCCGGTCCTGTTGCTCCTTTTGGTCCAGTATCTCCTTTCGGTCCAGTCGCTCCAACTACTTTACCTAAATCAACTGTGCTTGCCATTTTTTACCTCCATTTTACGGATAAATTGCAATTAAATGCCCATTTGAATCAATCTGAAACGTCGGGCTATCACCTTTATCACCCTTTGCACCAGTTGCGCCTTTTTCTCCAGTCGCACCTTTTGCTCCTGTATCGCCCTTATCACCTTTATCTCCTTTAGCCCCTGTATCGCCTTTTGAAGCGATTTTGAGCCAATACGTAGCATTTGCTGGGGTAATGCTAGAAGAAGCTGTGTGGCTCTTGATGCAGGCATAAGTATTGCCATTGTATGTAACGATATCAATATAAGATGTATCATTCACATAAGCTGTCCCAGATGCCCATGTATTTTTCAGTCTCATACTGACACCAGCCGAACCTTTTGCGCCTGTATCTCCCTTTGCTCCGGTCGCACCAGTATTTCCGGTTGCACCTTTTGCTGCAATTTGAGTCCAGTATGTAGTATTTGTCGGAACGATGCTGGAAGAAGCAGTATGACCTTTTGCACAAGCGTAGGTACTGCCGTTGTAAGCTACAATATCAATATACGTTCCATCATTGACATAAGCGGTTCCAGATGCCCATGCGCCTTTTAAGCGCATGCTCACACCTTTTGCACCTTGTGCCCCCTGCGGTCCCTGCGCTCCAATCGGTCCCTGCGCACCAGTATCACCCTTTGCACCTGTCGCTCCGGTAGCTCCTGTTGCTCCTTTGATATTGCCGGTCTTCGACCATGCACCAGAGGCTCTTTTATACACATCAAAATTCGATGTATTTAAGAAGAAATCTCCGTCTTTTCCCTGCGATGTAGTTGGAGCAGCCGTTCCAGTTAACCATGTTGCGCCATCTGCGCCCTTAGCTCCGGTTGCACCTGTTGCACCCTTTGCACCTGTCGCTCCGGTTGCACCGGTATCACCTTTATCACCCTTGTCACCTTTTGGTCCTTGTAAGTCAACTACCATCTGGAAACCGGAGATATGTACTTTATACCCTGCCGGAAGTCCCGCTTTTAACTTAATTCCCTTTCCGTCTGAGTTTTCAGTAAATGTCGTTCCATCCTGTCGTACACCATTAACATATACTTCCAGAGCATTTCTTTTTAACGGAAACTGATAATCTGTCCAAGAAAAAGAAGTCTGTCCCTCTGTAGAGGTAAAAATCTTCTCAAAACGAATATAACTTTCTGTACTTCCTGCCGGTCCCTGAACACCCTGTTCACCTTTATCACCTTTCGGTCCCTGTGGTCCAGTCGCACCAGTATCGCCTTTGTCACCTTTTACACCCTGAATACCCTGTGGTCCCTGAATGCCTTGGTCTCCTTTATCACCTTTCGGTCCCTGAATACCTTGTGCACCAGATAAGTCAACGATATAAGTATAGGCACTTGAACTTTTGCAATATAATTTACCGGTATCTACATCATTTACACTTCCGGTATCAATCATGACAAAACTTCCTACACTTACTCCATCTGTAGAATATCCAGCGTTCATGGCTGATACACTTTTGTAAATTTTAGCGATTTTAAACGGCTCTCCTGGGTCACCTTTTAGCCCCTGTTTTCCTTGAGGTCCCTGTGGACCCTGTGCTCCTTGCGGTCCTTGTGGACCAATTACTTTACCTAAATCAACTGTACTCATTATTTGCTCCTTTAATCTTCTAATCTTCATAAATTGCAATTAAATGTCCGTCTGCGTTTATCATTAGCTGAGGTGTTTTTCCATCTTCGCCTTTTTCACCTTGTTTACTTTCCGCAAAGCCCATCATAGAACCTGAGATTTTTTCTAAAATTGTTTTTTGTGTTGTTCCAAAAGTAGGCGAAATGGCATAGCCGTTTTCATCAAACATTTCTGTTATTTCAACAATTCTTTCGTTTATGTTTACAGCATATTCACGGTCAATTGTAACAACTATATCTCCTAAATCCCATTTTGTTTTATACTGTGCAGCATCTACCTCGGAAGAGTATGTGTCGCTACATGCACACTCTGCAAGCTTAGATTTACCTCTATCCGGAAGTGCTGTATCATCTTCAATATCTCGTGCATCTACAAAAAGTTCATAGCGATTCATGCCGGAATTTTCATTTCCGACGTAACGAATTCGACGATTGACACCTTCGCCCTGTCCTGCCACAATTGCAGTATTTTTATACTCTGTGATATCGGAAATAAATTCACGATTCGAAACATTGTCATAGTCGACATTAAAAATCATCGGCGGACGTTTCGTTTGATTTGCTGAGCGATCTACACCTTCTAAAACTTCAAACAAAAGTTCTTGTTCTTCTGGTATTAAAGAAATGCTCACACCTAAACCTGAAGCTTCGCATAGTGTCGTTATTGCCTCGTCTAAATTGTCATATCGGGTTTGGAAATAAACAACATCGCCTCTTCTTTTTGATTCTTTCACTCGCAAATACGGAATATTTCTGTTTGCAACTGCCGCATTTGTTGCGTTTAGTTTTACTAAGTTGCAAATTATTGTTTCTGCTCTATCATGAAAACGATAATGTGACATTGCCGGAGCACTCGGCGGGTATGTAATACGTTGTGTTAACAAATGTAACAATGTATAGCCGCTGATTGTTGCAGTTACATTGTTATCATCATCCGAGCATTCAATTCTTTTAATGATTCCGCTTTTTCGTCTGTCATTGTCTAACATAATATAATTGCCTATTTTCATTTGCTCAGTAATTTTATAGACAAAAATCTGAAATGTTCCGTATTTCGTCCAGCGTGTAATAAATTCCAAACCCTCATAAGCATCCAGTTCGCCGATAAATTTTAAGTTTTTATCAAAAAATCTTACGTTAATTCGTTTATCCATATACTTCCGCTCACCGCCCCTGTTGGTGTCGTACTCTGTGTATAAATATTGCGCCAGCCTGTTCCCTGCTGCTGTTTAAACCATTCGTCAAACAGACGCTGATTTTCTTTCATAGCAGCATTATAAGCAGTTAAAGTTTTTGGACGAATTGCACCGCATACAAGATTATTCGACCTCTCATCTCTTTCAAGTGTAATTCCTCCGTTTTTAGTCACTCTATACTGTCCTAATGACAATTCATAAATAGAATCCGTTCTTGTAAGTGCCGGTGTTGATGGAGCACTGGATGCACCGCCAGCTCTTACAAGCAGTTTCACAGATGATTGAGCAACATTCAACTGCAAAATCACTCTATATTTTTTTGAATAATTTACATCCGGAGAAAGCTGGAACTCTTTTGGCGAATCATTATAATGATAAAAACCTTTTAAAATAGCAAACCCTTTTCCTACTGTCACTTTTCCGGAAGAGATTGTAATCGGATACTGCATAGAACCATCTGAATTTACTGCAATTCCGGATTCGTAGATATTATCAAAATACCTGTTAAATTCTTCCTGACCATATTCTGTACCCCCATTAAAAAAACCATAATATTCCATTTTATACTCCTATGTATCTGTTCTTATACCGTACTTCCACGGATTGTGGGTCTAATCCGTTTTCAGACGTATATTCAAGCATGTTGTCACCTACCTGCAAAGAGAAGAATACAGACTGTAAATCAATATAATCAAATGCATCTGTACTTATTCCTCCTCTTATAATTTCAACTTTCTTCTGCCCAAAAGCGGTATTAATATACAAAATATCATCCGAAGTCAGTTCCCTCTTAATTCGG